AGAACGTCATGGAATAAAGCGGAGAACTTTTTACGAAGTCTCTGTACAAATTTAGAGAACTTCAATTCATCTCTAGTAATCTCTGTAGAACGACCAATAGAGAAATTCTGTTCTGCTTCCATTCTGGACATAGGTACGTTTAACGACCTGTAAAGTTTTCTTTGGAAGTAAACAATATCTTCAATCTCACCAAGGTTTGAACCGCCAGGCAAGGTTGTGATTTCTGTTCCTCGACCACCTTCTCTACGAGGCAACCAAAAATCTTCTAACATCGACATATGGTTTCTATCATCTCTGATTTCACCAGTAGAAGCATCATATACTAGTTTGTTACGATAACGACTCATAACATCTTTTAGATATTGTTCTGCTTTAATTTTAGGTAAGTTACCTACATCAATATAGAAAATTCTACGTTCTGGTGCTCTTGATATTCTGTAAATAACAAGTGCATCTTCTATCATCCTAAGTTGATTAACAGGTTTGATTGCCTTATGTAGATAAGACAACACACTACCTTTAGTTTGGTCAACTAGTCCAGAAGGACAATATGTAATTGAATCTGATGTAATCTTGAGTGCAGACTGTGGTGTTGCACTGTTATCTACTACCTTTTCATTGTATAGATAATACTCAAGAGTTTGTTTTTTCTTATCAATACCAGTAACAGGGTCGGGCCTATCTTTGATGACCTCTCTTACTTTTTTGATTTTTCTTGGGTCAATGTAACGAAGTTCTGTAATACCAATTCTTGGTTCTTTTTTGTCGATTACTTTGTGATAGTAAATACGACCGTCTACATACCATCTACGAAAGATGTCGTGACCTTTTACATTGAAATCTAGTAACTGAAGAACTCTATCGAACTCTTCACGAATACGTTTTTTAACTTTATCTGAATACTGTAATCTATCCAGACGTAGAGCAACAGGTGCATCGTATTCATTTGATGCGATGCCTTCACTAACAATATCTTCAATCGCAGAATCACATTCTGGTTGAATTGCAATATCACGATATCGTCTAATTAAATCATTTTCAGTTTTATCTCGACCATCGACATCTAATGTCTGACTGTAGAAACCACCACCAGCGACTTCTATAGTACCGTCATCAGATGAAGGGAGAGTGAAAGACTCTCCCTCATCCTTTGTACGAGAAATTTTGAAACCAAATAACTCAGCCATAATATTCTAACTCCTAATTTACACTACTATTTAGTAGTCTTTTTCGGAGTTAGTTACTTACGCCGACTGATTGGAAGTGAGTGTATCTCCAAGTTACAGTGAACTCTTCAATAGCACTTGCAGTTTCCATACTTAGTTCAATTGGTGACATAACCGTAGGCATACAGTTTCTTAAAATATATTGTTTAAGAACTGCACCATCTCTACCCAACTGACTAATAGTTAAGTCAGCAGTGTATTCACTTACGTTTGCAGCACCAGTATTGAATCTCAATTCGTTCATACCATTCATCCAACTTTCGACAGCATCTCTGATATCGAAGTCTGTATCATTGATAAAGGTTGAATCCCATGTTTCAAATTCTCTGTCACCAGCAAGATAGAGATTTCTACCTCTAAACGGTACTGCAATTTCAGTAACAGTTTGTCCTGGCAATGCAGCAGATTTACATAGGAATTGAGATTTCGATGGAATGTTAATTGCAGAAGCTGCAGCAGTTGTGAATGTAATCACAAACTGATTGGCTCTTGCACCACCACCAGTAAGGTTTGCTTTAAATGTATCTATAGTACTCATCTATCTATCCCCCTATCTCTGAAAATGCGACACCAGTTCTCACTGCAATGAAGTTCAACTGAATGAAGTTGATAGAACGAGCAGGTTTGATGAAGATATCTGCAACAAACTCGTTTCGGTCAATGACCTCACCTGTATTATTTGAACCATCACACACTACACTAAAGTCTGTGATACCTCTACGACCTTGAATGTCTCTCAAGAACGGTTCTACCAAGTTTCTAAACTGTGCTTGTGTGAAATCATCGTTGAATTCAAACAACTGAAACTTAGCGGCAGTTGCAATAGACTTCTCAAGAAGAATAAACAACCTACGAACATTGATTCGGTCAAATGCACTTGGTTTTGCAAGAGCAGTTTTGTCACCGAACAACACTGTACCTTGGCCTGGGAATGTAGTTACAGGATTTATTCTAGCAGGATAGAGAATATCTCTTTCCGACTTGGTTGGGTTAAACGCAAGTTTAACTGCACCACGAATTTGTCCTCTGTTAAAACCACCAGGCGAGAAGAATGGGTCTGCAACATTGTCTGTGTTTGCACAAAGACCAGCAATATCACCATTCAATGGAACAAATCTAAAGACATCGTTGAACTTGTCGTACATATACTTGTATCCACTATCGAACACTGCGTATGATGAACTTGCAAGTCCGTCAAAGAAAGTCTTGACATTATTTGCTTGAGTGAAACTCTGTGCAATATTTACGACATCTTCTCTACGAGGTGAGATAAATGCAACAACATCTTTTCTTCCCTCTGCGATATCAATCATATTAGTTGCATGAGTTTTTCCATCTGTACCAGCAGGAGAAGTTCCTGCCATAATGAGATTTACGTCAACTGTTTCTGAGTCTGCAAATTTATCATATGCAAGTTTTAACTCACCAACAGATGCAGCATAATCATCAGTACCACCAGCAAGAACGTCATCTTTAACACCAGCATTAGTAGCAGTAGATGCAAAAGTAGTTCCAGCAACAGGATTTGTACCAGCGTTAGTTAATGTACCGTCATGGTCTAACCAGTAAATGAAAAGTGACTGTTTGTAAATTACATCTGGGTAGTAGTTTGTTCCACCCTGTGCAGTCTTAGCAGATGCAGCTTGTGATACAAATGGGAATGTTTCAAGAACAGAATTTGTTCTTTCACCAGCAGTATCTTTTCTGAAACCAGAAATATCACCTGTTCTGTCGAATACAACAACGTGCATTTCGTCACCAACAAGTCCTTTACCAGTTGCATATGTAGATGTTCCAGGCGCACTATCAAATAAATCATAAAATGCCCAACGTCTACGAATAAACGTATTGTCTGGAATAACAGCTTTTACACCACCACCATTTGGATTGTCTTTTTGTCTAATTGTTAGGTCATGTGTAGCGATTGCAGTAATTTCATATTCATTACCTTCATCACCAGCAATATTTGCGAATGCACTTGCATTAGAAGATGCATCAGCAGTTGAGAAAGAAATTATATCCCCAACATTAAATGCAGTACCAGCATCTACTTTAATTACTGTTGCACCAGCAGCATCCTCACCAACTGTTTGGTTGGATGTACCTAAGTTTTGTTCGTATGCGGTTGCGTTTGTACATAATGATACACCAAGTGAGTTACCGTGTGTACCAGCAGTTCTCGCACCCCATTCTCCACTAGAACCTTGTCCAGCAGAATAGTTATTTAAATAGTCATCGGTACTCTTGATAAGTAAACCAGAACCACCACTTGTAGCATTTACAATGGCAGATTGGGCACGAACAACTCTGAGTGCGTTTCCATACTGCAAAAAGTTTGCAGCAGTGAACCATGACTCAAAGTTACTTCCGTTTGGTTTACCAAAAATAGACACTAATTCTTTTTCCGAACCAATTGGAACTATTTCTCCAACTGGGCCTTTCTCAAAGGCACCAGCTACAGCACCAATAGATGTTGCAACGGCAGGAACGATATTAGTAAGGTCTATCTCTTTAACAAGAACACCAGGCGATAATTGAAAGGGCATTTTTGTTTCTCCTATTACTTTATATTAAAGTTTATTTCACTTCTCATATATTTAGTCTTTTTAACTTTTGAAAACCCATTTTTATATGTAGTGATACATATAAATAGATTCATGTCTCATTACAAAAAATACAAAGAAACCATAAAAGAAGTGACCAAGAGAAACTATCGTATGAGAGTTATCTGGGTCAATGAGTTCCTTGCAAATCAATCTTGTTGTCATTGTGGAGAACGAGAGACTGCTTGTCTACAGTTCCATCCACATAACTCCAAAATACGTTCTCTTTCTAAACGTAAGGGTCTTAATGCACAATCTCGACAGGAAATTATTAAGTTAATAGACCAATCTAAGATTGTATGTGCAAATTGTTACCTTAAAATCGAAAATGATATTATTGAGATTATATAGGGTTTTACCAATTTGTATCGTAACTTCTTACGATTGGTGACCACCTTGTACCATACTCATCCACCATTTCTCCGATATTCTCATCTTCTAATCCATCATTATAGAAACCAAATGGAGCCATATCCTGTTCCAGTTGATTTTGATGTTCTAAAAACATCTTTTCTCTAAGGTCAATATCAGTTAATTCTTTAAAATATTGTTGATTTGTCATCCATGCAAACAACACACAACACATTGCGAGGTCATCTGTGTGTCCTTCTTCTGCTTGGAATGACTGTCCATGTTGTACAAAGGTTGATAACTCATCAATTAATTCATAGTCATTGATAACTAACTTATCTGTTTCAACCATCTGTTTGAGGTTTGAACACCCCAATGTCTTTACTGCTTTAGTTGTTCTAACTCCAAGTTGCGCTCTACCCCCAGAGAAACCAGCACCAAGAATCTGACCAGCACGACCACGCATAGATGCCATGACCAAATTATCATACTCTAAGTCATACTGCATTGCGGTTGCGACCTGTTCTCCAATGTCATTTACCTCAATCATCACATATGCTTGATT